AGAATACGGACATACTGATAGTTTACCACAAGATAGAGATGTGAAGAAACAAAAAGGTACTCAACCTAAAAAGTATTACAAGAGTTTATCTAAAGATACTAAAGATAAAAGAGCTGCTCATTTTAGAAATACAGATACCACAAAGAACGATAACGACCCAGCACCTGGAGATAAAAAAGCAAAAACTAAACCAAGTACACACACACAAAAGTTTAAGAAAATGTTTGGTGAGTTGAAACAGGATTTAGTTGACGCTTGTTGGAAAGGTTATAAACAAGTTGGTATGAAGAATAAAAATGGAAAAGAGGTGCCTAATTGTGTACCTGAAGCTACAGATATGGGGCAGGATTATGCTAAACACACTTCTACTGTTACTCCTGGTGAGCCTAATTTCGCTGGGTATGAGAATCCTACTTACACTCCTGCTAAGGCAGGTTCTGGAGAACAGATAATTAAGAAGAAAATTAAGGGTTTCCTTGAAAGAGAACGAGAAGAACAACCGAGTGAAAAAGATATAAAAGAATGGGCTCTTTCAGATGAGGTAATAGATAAATATAAGCAACGATATGCAGACGAGTGGAAAGCGAAACTAGATGAAGTCGTTAATAAAATGATAGGTAAATTATAATGTTAAGTTTTGCAGACTATAAGGATAGAATTAGTAAATCGGTTCACTACCATGTAGAGAACAAAATACCTTTTGCTGAGAATATCTATAGGTTACATAGTGAAGAATTTTATAGGTTGTTTAGAGAGGCTAGAGAGTTATACAATGACGGCCTTTTAACTGAGATTTCAGATTGGGATAAACAACTATTAGAAACTGATATTGGTGAGTTTGGTCTTTATGAAAACGAAAAAGTACCATTAGATATACCAATTGAAGAAGAAGAAAAGAATCCGCCTTTGAATAAACCAAAAAGAGGTGGACCTAAAAAGTTTTATGTATTCGTCAAAGATGGTGACAAGATTAAGAAAGTCACTTGGGGCGATACAACTGGATTATCAGTTAAGTTGAAAAATCCAGAGGCCAGAAAATCTTTTGCGGCTAGACACAAATGTGACCAGCAAAAAGATAAAACAAAGGCCGCATATTGGGCTTGTAATTTGCCACGATATGCAAAGAGTTTGGGTATGTCAGGAGGAGGTAACTTCTATTGGTAAAACCATATGAAGACCAACTGAATTTATTTGATAAGAAGTTTGTTCGTACTTTTTATAATGCAGAAAGTGAAGAATTAATTTGGCATAGAGATGCTAAAAACAGAACTGTTAGAGTTTTGGAAAGTGACGGCTGGAAACTTCAAATGGATAATGAACTACCATTTGAAATGAAACCTGGCCATTTGTTAGAAATAGAAAAAGAAACTTATCACCGTTTGCATAAAGGAAATGGTGAGCTAATTATAGAGATAGAGGAACATGAGTAGATATAGAAAAACATTCACAGAAGCTTTAAGTGAAGTATATTTGTCTGAGAAAGAAATCACAAAGTTAAAAAACGGTGTGAAAGTATTAGGCAATGCTTTACCTAACAGAGCAATGGCACAGAAAATGGCCGACAAAGCAAATAGAGAAATGGGACATGATGCAGATGTGTACCAATCTCCTTTCAACAACAGATTTTATGTTCGTATTAAAGAAGATATAAACGAACAAGACGATAAAGACCATGAAATTTCTATGGCTCGTGGTGAACTAGAAGCTATCGCTGATAAAGCAATGAAGTTATCCTCTATCCTTTCAGGCAAATCAGATGACGGCAATCCACTAGAAGCATGGGTACAATCTAAAATTACAAAAGCAAAAGACTATATTAACTCAGTTGCAGATTATATGGAATACAATCCAGATATGGCAAATGAAAGTCATGGTCCTACTGTTTATTCAAATGACAATGGTAAAATTGAAATTGTAGATGGTGAGTTTCATGTTTACAAAGGTAATGCAAAAACGCATCACAAAACCTTAGATGATGCAAAACAAGAATTAGGCGAAGCGTTTAGTGATGCTCAAGTAGCACAACTAAAGAAAGCATATGACCCTATGAAAGGTCAAAAGATTTCTATTGACAATGCAAATAAATTAATGGCAATCTTTAATAAGTTTGATAAAGATAAAGGTGCTTTAGAAAAATTAGTTAAAGCAAAAATACCTTTTGTATCAGACTTAGCAGTAAGTAGATTGATTTCAAAACATAATTACACAGCAGATAAGCTTAGACCACTTAAAGCAGGTTATATGTCTGAGGGTACAATGATTGGTGGTATCATCAAGCATCCAGGTCAACCATCGGCTGAGTATAACAAAGCAAGATTGCAATACAGAACATTTATGTCAAAGGCACAACCAGCTAAAGGCGCTGAAGATAAAGTGTTGAAGTTTGTATTTGATGACGAATTATTAGATGATTTATATGACACAGCTAAAAAGAATCCAACTAAAGATGTCAGAGCAATGGTAAAAACTAGATTGGCAAAATTAGGTGTGAAAGAAGAATTAGAAGAAGCTACAGATGCTGATAAAGACGGTGAAGTTGATGGTGTAGAAATTGCAAAAATCAGAGCTGATAGAGATAAAGAAGATAAAAAAGAAGTTGCAAGTAAAGATAAAGAAATTGAAAAGAAAGATAATGAAATTGCAATGTTAAAAACTAAATTAGAAAACGAAAAGAATAAAGCAGTTAAACCAGAACCAAATCCAGAAACAGGTGAAATACCTTTAAAGGTTGGTGTTGCATATAAGATTCTAAGAGATAAAATGAAAAAAGAAAAAGAAGAAGTGAAAGAAGAATCTATTGATGAGTTTAATAAAAAAGATTACAGAAGAAACGAAGACGAAAATGAACATTCATTAAACGCATTAGAGTTAGTGAAGAAGTTTGGTACCCCGTCTGAGATTAAAGATATGCAAGGTATCTATGATAGACATATGAAAAGAGGTCATATCACAGAACCAGATTATTCAAAAAGAAACGCATATGATAAGAAATACTATTCTAAATTAAGAGAAAGTGTTGAAGAAGGCCGTATGTCTGACATTGATGCAATGAGAAAAAAAGGTGCATCAGCGGCTAAGATTGCAAAAGAACTAGGTTTAGATGTAAAAATCGTAAAAGATATTTTAGGTGAAAATACAAATCATCCAGCAAAAGAGTTGTATGAAAGTATTGAAGCTGTGAAGAATAAGGCAGAAAAAAGTGGTATGCCTTATTCTATATTGAAACAAGTATATGATAGAGGTATGGCTGCATGGAGAGGTGGACACCGACCAGGCGCTACACAAGTACAATGGGCTTTAGCTCGTGTAAATTCATTCGTAACAAAATCCTCAGGAACATGGGGAGGCGCTGACAAAGACTTAGCTGCCAAAGTAAAAGGAGAATAAGATGAGTTACTTTAATACAAAAGCAGGTAGCGTTGAAGAAGCAGTAAAAGGTTTATCAAAAGACCTAAACGACAGCGCTTACCAAGATATGTTTAAGAAAGAATTAGAGAAAAGTGGTAAAGGCATTGCATCAATGTCACCACAAGAGAAAAAAGATTTCTTTAACAAAATAGACAAAATGTACAAGGCAAAAAATGAAGACGCAACTGATAAAGATATTGATGTCTTTCATAAAAAATTAGATAAACTTGTACACAAATCTTTTGGTCATTCTTCAGATGAAAAGAAAGATACAAAAGAAGCTGTAGATAATCCGTATGCTGTAGGTATGGCTGCGGCTATGAAACAAACAGGTGATAAACCACCTTTGAAAAAATCTACAATTACTAAAGCACATGATATTGCTAAGTCAATTGAAAAAGATGATAAAAAAGAAGAAGTGAGTGAAGGTGGTCCAGGTTCAGGACCTCAAAAAGGTGGTGCTAAAAAAAGTAATTTTACTAGCGCTCAAATTAAACAAGCATATGGAATTTTAAACGACCCTCGTTACAAACAAGGTAATTATTCTGGTGCAGTTAAAACAATTAACAAAGTTTCACCAGGTTTAGCTGACCATCCAGATGTGAAGAACGCATTAAAAAGAGCCAACGAAGAAGTTGAAATAGAAAAGTTAAAAGAAGATGTATCAAAGTTAATTGAAACACATACTTTTAGAGCTAAACCTATGAATAAAAAACAAAAAGATGCAGATGGTGAAAAAGAAATCATCAATCCTGTAAAAGATGAAACAGGTGGTGTCAAAGAAGAAAAAGCAAAAATGTCTGAACAGACAGCTAAAAACTTTGACCTCTACAGGTCTATTCATAGTGTATGGTCAAACGCAGCTGAAAAAATAGATGAGATTAAAAAAGAATCAAAATATCTAAAGGCTGAAGAAGAAGTTGAAGAATCAAAAGACCAATCAACTCTTGCAAAACCAGGCGATACTGATTCGGCTAAAGAAGAAAAAGGCAAAACCATGATTAAATCACAGAAAACTAAAGTGGACATGGAACCTGAGGTCGAATACAACAAATAAATCGTTGATTTCTAACGAAAAAAATGCGACATTTTGTCTAAAAAAGCTGTTGCCAAAGGGCTAGGTATATGTTAGTATATAGTATAAATGATAAAGGACAAACACTATGAATAACTTACCACGAATATACCTAGACATGGACGGTGTTCTATTTGATTTCGTAAAGAACATTGAACAAACTACTGGTATGTCTATTAATCAATGGACAAACCTAGGTAGAAAAGAGCGTTGGGATCCAATTATCGCAAAGAAAGATTTTTGGTCAAAAGGTCCTTGGTTAAGTGAGGGTAAAAAATTATACAACTTTGTTAAGAAGTATAAACCTCATATATTAAGTGCTTATGTAGAACACGCACATGACCCAAATTGCATTCCAGGCAAAACAAAATGGGCTATGACAAACACTAACATTGATAGAAGTAAAATCAATCTAGTGATGAGAAGTCAAAAGAAAGACTATGCTAAAGTAGCTGGTCAACCTGCCATTCTAATAGATGATTACGAGAAAAACACTAAAGAGTTTACTCAAAGAGGTGGTATCGGAATCACATTCAAAAACGCTAATCAAACAATCGC